ACATCAACAGAGCTAGACGCGTTGATTGCGGCTGGCTATTCAGTGGAGGTGCGCTGATGCCGAAGTATGACTACCGTTGCAAGGTTTGCGGGGCGGTCGAAGAAGTGTTGCACGGGTTTGAGGACGAACCCGGCATGCACTGTATGGAGTGCGGTGCGTTGATGGGGAAGCTGATGGGGATGCCGTATGTGTCGCCGTCAGCGGTGCCGTCACGCAACAACGTGATTGATTTTGACGCTACTCGGCAGGCTGAGAAAGACAAGGATGCGGACATGGCTGCGTATAAGCGGCTACGCAAGGACGGGGTTCAGCCACCGTCGATTAACGGGGCTGCGAAGCTGGAAGCGAAAGCCGAAGAAAAGCATGAGGTAAACTCTGGGCATACGTTCGCGACCGCTACAGGCCGCAAGCGTGGTATGGGGCTAGTTCGCGACGCGTTGGGTGAGACATGACTGCTCAGACTTGGATTGACGAGACTCGTGATTTGTTGTTGACAGATTACGTTGAGGAACAGGCGACGCTTGGTGCTTCGTTGAACTCGACTGAGGCGGTGGTGTCGTTTGCGTTGCCGTCATCGACGGTGCCTGGCGTGGTTGCCGGTGCAACGATCGAGGTTGGCACTGAGTTGATGTACGTGTTTTCTGTGACTTCTGGGGCTGCGACTGTACGTCGCGGTTACAAGGGTTCTGAGGCGACGACGCACACGATCGGTGATCTTGTCACGGTCAACCCGAAGTTCCCTGCCTACCAGATTCTTGATGCGCTTAACCACGAGTTGCGTGACTTGTCGTCGCCGCAGCACGGCTTGTTCCAAATCAAGACGGTTGAGGTGACGTTTAACGCAGCTCAAGACGGCTACGACTTGACTGGTGTCACGGACGACATCTTGTCGATCTATCAAGTCACCTATTCAGATCCTGGGTCGGAAGCGTCGGAGCCTTCGATCACAAACTTTTCGTTGCGACGCGACCGCAACACGGCATCGTTTGCTTCTGGCTACGGACTGATTCTGCACTCGGACGGGTGGCCGGGTGAGACAGTGCGGGTGCTGTACAAGACCGGATTCCCGACGTTGGCGGGTCCGTCCACAGCATTGTCCACAACCGGGCTGCACGTTGAAGCCTACGATCTGCCTGCGTTGGGAGCAGCGTTGCGTTTGATGTCGTCGCGCCCGATTCGTCGCGAGTTTTTAGACGAACAAGGTTCTTCAAGGATGGCTGAGGAAGTTCCGGCTGGTGCGGTGTCGGCGTCAATGCGTGATTTAAGGTTGCTTAGATTAGATCGAATTAATGCTGAAACAACTCGTTTGAACGGCCAGTATCCGGCGATCTGGACTCGATCAGGTGGACGCACGCAGACTTCGATTTACCGAGGGGTGTAAACGATGGCGCACTCTCCTGAGTATTTGCCGATAGCTATCAACGGCACCTCATATATGTTGGATACTGAGGGGTACAGTCGTACAACGATTCCTGTGTTGCGTGAGCAGCGAGATACGTCGGATGAGGCCGGTGAGCAGCAGCTCAACACTCAGTTGTGGATTCGTTCGCAAACTGACTGGTCTTACGGGGCAGGCCAAAAGTTTTTTGATAACACTGATTCGGATCGTCGCCGGTTTAAAAGTTCTTCTGGCGTAGATGTTTGGACTGACGGCCAAGTGACGTTGCTGCCAAAAATGGTAGACAAAGGCAACACTGGCAATGATGTAATTATGAAGCAGTTTCGTGATGCTTCTACTGACTATTTGTATGTCGCTGACGGTTCGACTTTGTACTTTTCAACAGACTTTGATACGTCTTTGCCTACATGGACCGCGGTTACGTCTATTGTTGGCGCTCCAACAATCACAGATTTTGATTCAGATGGAACAACTCTTTGGATTGCGTATGGTGCTGCCGATCAGCTTCACTCGACAACGCTAGGCAGTGCCGCTGCTCCTTCAAGTCTTGCTGGGCATACGACAAACGACGAAATTATTCGGTTTATTGGTGGCCGTTTGATGGGCGCTACTGGCGCTACAGCAGTTGAGTTGGCTGTTAATGGATCTGCGATCACAACGTTTGATGGTCTTGTTCACAATACGACGTGGGTAGATTTTGCTGTTGGCCCGACTGGCATGTACGGCGCAGCTAACACTGAAGATGTCGGCACGATCTTGTTCTTTCCGATCGGTGTAGACGGCGTGTTGGATTTCCCGGCTCAGGTTGCTGATTTGCCGCACGGCGAAACAATTAACCGGATTGAGTCGTATGGCGGGCTGTTGGTTCTTGCGACTAGCAAAGGTATCCGTGTTGCTCAGATGAATGCTGGCGGCGTTCAGGGCGGCGGTATTGCGTATGGTCCGCTGATTAACGATGTCGGGGCGGTGTACTCGATTGCTACTGACGAACGGTTTGTGTGGTTTGGCGGCGGGAACGGTCAGCTTTACCGCATTGACTTGTCGAAATTTACAGGTGTTTTAGTGCCTGCGTGGGCGAGCGATGTGGTGTCTACTGGCGTATCTCCAGGGAACGTAACGTGGGTTGTTCGCGTGAACGGCAAAACGTATTTTGTGGATGCTGCAAACGGGGTGCAGGGTGATACTCACGACGGCGAACTTGTTGAGTTTGGGACTGTAGACACTGGTGTTATTCGTTGGAATTCTTTGTTTGACAAAGTGTTGCAAACGGTAAAGGCCGACTTGGAACCTACGTTTGCTACTACAGGCACTGGTAAGTACGACAGTTCAACAATTACTTACGACGACTCTGAGTTTATTTATAACGGCGTTTTGTCTCCGGTTACTGGAGGATTGAAAGTCACGTTTGTAACTGCTAATGGTGTGTCGTTGACTGAAATTGCGTTGTCAGATCGTGTTGCTTACGGCATTGATTACGCTTTGTCGTATGGGTTTGATTCGATTTGGCGGCTAGAACGTGACGTTACGAACCCTGCTGTTGGGCCGACATTGCAGTCATGGCAGTTGCAGGCGTTCCCTGCTCCGACTCGTATTGATGAGATTGTGTTGCCGCTTGTGTTGAAGAAACGCGTTGCGACTTCGCGTGGTAACGGTCGAGCGTTGACTCAACACCCTCGTAACATTTACAACGCAATTCGTAATTTAATGATTGCGAAAACTGTTGTGGCATACGAGGAAGGCAATTACAGCGAAAATGTAATTGTGGATCAGGTGCAGTTTGCGCCGGAACGGCTCGCAGACGACGGCGACTGGTGGGAAGGCACCATGACTGTGCGTTTGTTGACTTTGCCGTAGACTGTGGATAACCGATAAAGGAGTCCGCGTGCGGAAACTCGTAATCGACATTGAAACGTCTCCAAACTTGGCGTACATCTGGGGGTTGTGGAATCAGAACGTCGGGTTGAACCAGATTGAAAAGACTGGTTCGGTGATTTCGTTCGCAGCTAAATGGCACGGGTCGAAGAAGGTGATGTTCTATTCGGATCATCACGACGGCCACGACGAAATGGTGCAAGCGGCGCACGAGTTGTTGTCCGCTGCTGATGCTTTGATCCATTACAACGGCAAAGCATTTGACGTAAAACATTTGCAACGAGAATTTTTGCTTGCCGAGTTGCCGCCTGCTGCACCGCACGTTGACATTGATCTGTTGCGTACAGTTCGCACTCAGTTTCGGTTCCCGTCGAACAAGCTCACTCACGTTTCGGAAGCGTTAGGCATTGGCAAAAAGACACCGCACACTGGGTTTGATCTGTGGCGTGACTGCATGATGGGCGACGACAAAGCTTGGGCGTTGATGAAGAAGTACAATATTCAAGATGTTCGTCTTACCGAAGAACTTTACGATCGGCTGTTGCCTTGGATCCCCAATCATCCGTCAGTAACTGTATTTGACGACCGTCCTGATGCGTGTCCGAAATGCGGGAAAGGCCCGATGATTGCTCACGGACTACGCCGATCAAAAACAATGGTGTACAAACGGTTCCAATGCCGTGAGTGCGGGTCGTGGGCACGAAGCCGTGTGTCAGAACCTGTTGCCAGACCTGATTACGTGTAGTTATTTAAGCGACTAATAGCGTGAAACGATTCAAGAGTGCGGATTCGTTCTTCGTGATCTTCAAGCGTTTCTTTAAACCGATCAAAGTTTTCTTCACCGCGTGCTAATTGAATTTGAATTCTAATTAACACAAGACTGACCCAAGAACACCAAGGTAAAAGTATTGCTGTTAGTAATGCAAGAATAACAGTCTGAACGTCCACCGGCAAAACAATATCATAGCATTTATTTACATACCCAGTGGTGCCAGCCACCTTCTGGAGCTTCTAAAGCTAACCAAGCTGATACAAAAATATTAGCGTAAGGATCAAACACGTTAGCGTTAGGCAACCCTGCTCTAGCTGAACGATCAGGCCAGAACCGCGTTAAATGTTGCATTAACCCTGAAGCACTGCTGTTTGGATTCTTTGCGTCAGGCAAACCAGCAGACTCACACTGCATAATACGCAAAAATCTGTGAACATCAGCGTCGTTGCCGCCCCAAACATATACTGATTCTGTGACCATTGATCTCCACCGTTCAACATTGTCCCAAAAAACAGGAGCAACTGTTGCAGCTTGTGACGTTGTGACGGCTGTGACGGCTACTGGAGGCACTGTCGTGGACATAACCGGGATCGAATCGGTGTAAGTTGCTAATGCAGTAACCTCAGCAACAAAGCCACCCTTCATGCTCTCTGGAGAAAACCTGCTGTACAGCGGGTCATCTTTACTACAGCTTATTATTAACGTAGCAATACATAAGTTCAGCAGCAAACTCCGCATCAAATACCGCTACTCTTCCGACTTGCTGACCGACGGCTGTCCTACGATCACCGTGTATAGCGAACAGCACGAAGGGCTTACTGCCGGACACTCTGCGGAGTTTCGGTATCCAATCGGACAACGCCCACCTTTTCGCAAATTTGACTTCAACGATAAACGGTTCGCAATGAATGTCATGGCTTTCCCGAGACGACTCTGTTCTGTGCGCGTCACTAAACCCTGCTCGCTGCAATAAATCAAGGATTTCGTTTTCACCTTTGGTTCCTTTATCTCTAGCTTTGCTCATGTCGTTCTCTTTGCAATCGACGCCTGTCACGACCAGATGTGCCGCCATAAATACCAACGCTTAAGTAATTGTTTAAAGCATAATCCAAACATTCTTTAGTCACTGAACAATGCTTGCAAATAATTTGTTTAGGATTCTCGTGACCTTGAGCAGCTCCTCGTACTGGGAAAAACACTTCTGTTGGGATCTTATTGTTGCGACAGTATGCTTGATCCATCCAGTCTCGTTTAGTGTCGTTCAAGCCAAGCGGCAAAAAGTGTATTTCATCATTCATGCTTTACTTCCTCCTCTTTTACTTGATAAAATTAAACTATGTTTTCAAAGACCTTTATGAACGATTGCGTTGAACGTGCTGTATCAACTTTTGCTCAATCTCTTGTTGCCCTTATCGGCACTGATGGCGTTGGCCTCCTTGATGTTGGCTTGGTGGACTCGCTAATTGCATCGCTAGTAGCAGCACTACTAGCAGTTCTAAAAGCAGTAGCCAACGCAAAGAAAACAGCAGCTTAAAACATACGCGAACGTTCGGCGCGAGTTGTTCCGCCCCAAATCCCTGAATCTTCATCAGGCGCGTTTAATGTTTCAAAACGATAAGTTAAACATTGACTTTGAACTGGGCATTTTTGACATAAAGCTAACGCTTCATTCTTGTATTTAACATTAAAGAACACTTCAGTAGGTGTGTCTTTACAAGCAGCATTGTCACGCCAACTATGGTCAGGCGGAGGATTATAAACCGGCTTGTGCCCATGTAGAATACGGTCTTTTAAATTGTGTGCTTCAGCAACAACGTTGTCACTTGCTCTGTTTACAAGGTTGTATACGGAAGCATGATCTTTTTGGATTGCTTCACCAATCTTTGGATAAGACCATCCATAATCTCTAAGGATAAGCGAAACGACGCGTCGTGCAGACACTGCTGTCCGCAAACTCCGGCGATAAACAAAATCGTCATAGCTTAAATTCGTGTAATCTAAAACTGTAGCTACAACAGAATCAGCTAACTTTTTGTCGTCTTCGTTTAATCCTTTCATTAAGTTCCATTTCTGTAATACCTATATCGGCGCGATCCTAGTATCCGTCGAACCCAATCTTCAGGTTTTTCATTAGGTTTTATGTCGTGAATTCCAGGTCCAAACAAATCATCATCTGTTTCAATAAGTAAAGCGCTATCCTTGTTCTTCGCCATCAATGAGTCCTTCTATGTATTCATCTGGAATGGCAAGCGGAGCAAAGTCAATAGCCAAAGTAGCTATTGCTTGAAAAACAAGTTGCTCTTGCCGCCAGTCAAGGTCATCCCAATCTTGTGTTTCCATTGAGACACAAGGCTTTTGCATGAAACTATCCCAACCAATTATTACTAAAGGGCGATATCTTTCTCCAAAGTAATTTGCATCAAAATCATCAGGTCTTTTTTCCATTACTTGAAGCCTTTATTTTGCTATTGATATTGTGTTTTTCGCCAACTATTAGCTTTAACTTTACTTTAGTTTCTTTAGGCATTGACACGCCATTTATATCAATAGGTCGTTCAGGCTGACAATACGGATCTTCATCGACACGATCTATGTGTACTTTGTGTTGAACAAACGAACCACGTTCATCTGCAACAGCAAGATGACACCATGAATAGTGCGACTTAACTATTTCAACACCTTCTGGCCCAGACCAGAACGGTCCGCCACAATAACTACAAACAGGCGCATTGATATCTCCCTTGCGAGAAGTCCGAAAACTTTTAGCACGAGACATAAGCTCTGCAACAGAAGGCGGAAACTTATCGCCAGCTTCAGCAAACGAATCTAACGCACGTTCAATTTCGGAGTGGTTAAGTGCCCCTGCTGCTTGCGCCCACTCAAATGCAGTAGACGAAGTAATTTTGAAAGGGTTGTTCCAAAGCATCTTGCATTTGTAAACAAGATTCTCTGCTTCGTTTTGAGATAAAGGCATAGTTTGTTTTAAAATGGTTCATGCGAAACAGGAACAGCAGGAGGCTTATCGCTGACTGTAGCTCCAGGGAACTCATTAGCAACTTGAGCAGCACTCATCGTCTGAGGAGTGCGAATCTCTGCACCAATACCCCACACATTTTGCGCCCACGACCCCTTCTGCTCGCCATCCTTGTTCACATAACTATCAAACTTGATAGGGCCACGAGTAATCACACGACTACCCTTGCTAGTTGTCTGAGCAATCGTCTGCCCCAACAACTCACCGCCATCACGATCAGGCCAAACAGTCAAGTTAACCCAAGTAGTCGGGCCATCCTTCTGCTCCTGATACGCCACACTGTTT